TATTCGTCGGGTACGTCCGTCTAAGCGCGGTGAGCGGATCGTGATCAGAGCACAGGTGCTGGTGGATATGGTTTGTCTGGAAGAAAAGTCAATCTCGCATGTGCTGTATGTGCATGGTTGGGCGGGTGGCAATAACCAGGAGAAGTTGTGTACCGCATTAGGGGAATGTTTGGAGCGCATGGCTGGACCAGTTCGCCAGCAACGCACCCAGTCTGCAACGTTCGGAGTGCAGGATATGAACGACAGTGGATATGAGCAAGTTCGACACAAAAACGGTGAAATCGTTGCTGGTCGCTATCAGGCGGTTCACGAGGGGGGTTGACGCTTAGTTAAACCGAATGTAGTTCTATATGCATAATCACTAAATACGCCCAACGAGATGATCGTCTGGGCGTATTTTGATTCCATCATCAAAATTACTGAAACTGATAAGGAGAAGTCCAATGCGATTGATTCGATATTCAAGCTTCCTATTCACCATGATCGGCGCGGCACTCGCCAGTATAGAGGCGGTCACCGCCTTCATTGTTAATATCCCCACAGTGCTGTTCGCATTCGTGGGCGACCTGTTCAATGAAGTGTTCCCGATGGATCACAGTATTGCAGACCACCATTCCGACACATCCGACACCGAATACGTTGACCGAAGTTCCCAGACTGGGAATGGTGTGGCAGCGTTTATCACTAATTTGTTCAGTGTTGAGGGTCGCCAGTATCTTTGGCAGGCAGGGCATACGGCTTAAAACCTTTAACCAAATTAACAACAGAGGATCGCAGTAATGCGGTCCTTAACTCTAACTAACATCTGCTCTTTTGAGGTGTGATGATTGGATATTCAGTTTGTCTGGGTCCAAGGTGCTTTGCATCACACCTCATGAGCGCGGTGAGCCGGACGGCTGCGGTATAGGTTTATCCCCCGCATGGCTTTTTCATCAGCGAAGCCGAGTAAGTTGATCTCGCGTTCAACCACTATGTCTGGGTGGAGCAGTTGGTAGCTCGCGTGGCTCATAACCACGAGGTCGCAGGTTCAAGTCCTGCCGCTGCAACCAGTCACTGAAAATTGTGAGAAAAACAGCGGGTCCTTCCTGCGGGTCTGTACGTATACGGGGCGTCTTAGCGCATGTGTTTCGTTTACCTAAACAAGTTGGGAAGCCTAAACTAAACTAAACAAAAGAGGGTATAATGAGTTTACTAACTGCTACTCAATTGGCAGATGCATTCAACGTTTCGAAGGGTGCAGTCAGCCAATGGTTTAGCAGCGGAAAGCTTGACGGGTGTTACGATGGTGACGGTCGTGGTCGTCGATATGATCTGCAGAAATGTGCAGATGCTATGGGTAAGAAAATCGATGCAGGTCAAGGAATGGGCAACGCCGCGAAGACGCGAAAAGTTGCCAAGGCACTGAAAGAAAAAACAGGAGTTGCACCCAAAGAATCTTCGCGGCTTCCGGACAATGATCCATCCCGATACGAGATGGCGCGAACATTAAAAGCCGAAGAAGAAGCCCGGACACTTCGCCGGCGAAACGCTGAGGCCGAAGGGCAATATGTTCTTACGTCCGAAGTTTCGCGCAATGTTGCAAAGCTCATTGGGCAAGAAGTGGCAGAGTTTGAAACGGTCCTTCGCGAAGGGGCCCGGAGAATTGCCGATTTACACGGTGTGGATTTCAAAGAAGTTCGCAAGGTTCTGATCGATCATTTCAGGGCACACCGGAAAGTTAGAGCGAAGTTGATCCGCGAAACGGCTGTTGAGGCCGAGTTGTCTGAAGTAGAAAATAAAGAGAATATCTGATGGGGTTTCTGGCACCTGCAGAACAGAAGGTTGGGATTGCGCTGGCGCAAGCAATGAATCCGCCACCGCCACCGGATATCACAAGATGGTGCGAACAAAACATCGTATTTGATGAACGCTCGCCAATGCCAGGCCCGTTCAATATCGATCGGTTTTCGTTCCTAGAAGAGATCCATGAAGTTCTCTCGCCCGAGCATCCTTGCCGCGAGGTGACGATCAAAGGTTCGGCGCAGTGGGGCAAAACGGTTTCGCTCATTCAGCCAACCTTGGGGGCTTGGTTTGAATATACGGCGCTCGATGCGCTGGTTGTTCATCCGACTATGTCCGCGGCGACCGAATGGGTAGACAACAAATGGATGCCAATGCGTCGACAGGCGCAGGGGTTGAAGGATATCTTCGGCGATGGTCGGGGCGTACACAAAGACGCCAAGTTTAATCAGGAAACGGCGGCGCGTAACGGGTCGTTGAAAGTAGCGTCAGCTGGATCGCCAGCTGATTTGACGGGAACATCGCGTCGACTGGTGATCATGGACGATCTGTCGAAGTTCGAGATGACCGATAAAGGTGATCCGGAAGCTATGGCTGTCAGTCGCGCGTCTGGCTTCGAAGATGCCAAAATAGTGCGGGTTTCCACTTCCCTGATTAAGGGTACCTGCAGGATTAGCCGAGCTTACAGTCGGAGTGATCAACGGCTGCTGTATGTGCCATGCCCACATTGTGGGAATATGGCTCCATTAACTTGGGAGAATTTCAAGACTTCGATCGATCCGGAGCGGTTACACGCTGCGCATTTCACATGTGAGTCATGCGGATGCGTTATCCTGCACAGCGATAAAGAGAAGATGGTGCATAACGGGGATTGGGTTCCACAAAATCCAAAAGGGGATCATCCCGGATTCTTCCTTTGGCGCGCGTATGCACCACAGCGTGACTGGGCATCTATCGCAGTGGAATACGCTCAGGCCATGGGTTGGACTTCGCTGGAAGTATCCAGCCAGAGTGAAGAAGAAGTTCATAAGCAGGTTGAAGCTGAAACCGAGCAGACGTTTCATAACGATGTACTGGGCCTTGAATACGAACAGGCAAGTGGTGGTCCGGACTGGGAGGGGCTGCGCGATCGGGTAGAGAATGCCGAAGACGCGACCGTTTTACCAAAATCGGTGGTACCGTCCTGCGGTGTTCTTTTAACTGCTGGTGTGGATTGCCAAGATGATCGGATGGAAGTTCACATCGTCGCCTACGGTCGCAACCGTCGTCGCTGGGCCGTGGACTATATAGTTATTCCATACGTAATCGGAAGCGATGATGGTATGGCTGCGCTCAATGCCATTCTGAAGCGAAAGTGGAAAACCTCGCTAGGTCTTCCTTTAGATTTGGACATGCTGGCGATCGATGGTGGTACATATACCGACGACGTTTGGACATGGGCAAAGAAGCATCCTTGGTCTCGCGTGATTGTTGTCAAAGGAGCGTCGCATCAGAACGGACCGGCATTGCTGCCAATGAAGTTTGAACGACGGAAAGACGGAAAAGCCAAGCGTAGTCAAAAACGTGGTTTCATGCTGAATGTTTCTCAGCTGAAGGGCGACTTTTATACTTGGTTGAAAAAGGAAGACCCTGAGGAGCGTGGGTTTTGCCAGTTCGCCAGAGGACTCGGTGACGAGTATTACCGACAGATATCGTCGGAAGTGAGAATTCTTAAACGCCAGAGATCCGGCGTCGTTACCAGTGAATGGCATCTCGTTGAGCCAACCCGGCGCAACGAGGGTCTCGATACTATGAACTATTCAGAAGCAGCTGCACGACGCAAAGGTTGGACGTCCATGACGGATGATCAGTGGGATGCGCTTGAAGCTGTCCGCGGCATCCCTCCCGAGGATCCGCAGCAAGATCTATTCGATGGCACGTTGCTGGCGGCGGAAACTGATAACGCCAAACCAGCAATTGAGCCGAAACCCAAAAAACTGTCGGAGATGCTACCGTGACTGATACTGCAGTTCTTCAAACGCGGCTGACCGAAGTAGAGGCAGCACTCCACTCTTTGCAAACCGGTAAAGCCATTGCAACGGTTAAATATGACGGTCGTGAAGTCTCGTATTCCCAATCGAATATTAACGATTTGAGAATCTATAAACGTGAACTTGAAGAGCAACTTGGCTTGAAAACCAAGCGTCGCTCGATGCGGGTGACTTTCTAATGAGCAGGGTATTTCAAGGACGCCTTCGCGTCACCAGTTACAAAAACCCGGTTGCAGCCGCGGCTGCAGGTTTTGGTCCCGGCACACCGTATCATGCTGGTGATACCCAGTCGGAAACTATGGTTGGCTGGAATCCCTACTATCGACCTGCAGATGCTGAAGGATTGCCCGATCGCAACAAGATAGTATCTCGTGCACGGGATCTAACGCGCAACAACGGCTGGGCGGCCGGGGCAGTGAATAAGGAAGTTGACGCCGTTATTGGATCGAACTTTCGCCCACTTAGTAAGCCGGATTGGAAAGCGCTTGGATTGTCAGAGGAATGGGCAGGTGAGTTTAAGTCCATAGTTGAAGCGCGTTGGCGTCAGTATGCTGATGATCCACGTTGTTTCGCGGATCTCACGCGCGATCAAAGTATCTCGCAGTTATTTGGACTTGGATACCGCAATTACATGTTGGAGGGTGACGCGCTCGGTGTTTTGCATTGGCGCGAAAACCGCCCAACCCATACCTGTCTACGGGTTATTGATCCCGATCTTTTGAGCAACCCGATGGGTCACCAAGATAGTGAAGAATTACGGGGTGGTGTGGAACTGGACGCGGACGGCGTTGGTACCGGATACCATTTCCAACAGGGACATGACGGGCAGACGTGGGCCTCCGATACTCTTTATAAATGGCAACGCGTATCACGAGAGCAGAAATGGGGCCGACCTCTGGTTCTGCATTTCTATGACAAACATCGCGACGGCCAGACACGAGGTGTTTCCCGCTTGGCCCCGATTATCGAAAAGCTGCGTATGGAAGACCACTATGGAAAAGTGGAACTTCAGGCAGCGGTTATCAACGCTGTGTTGGCAGCGTTCATTCGAGCGCCAATGGATCCCGAAGCGATCACCGAAATGCTCGGCGAGGGCGATGAAGGTTGGAGCAAATACACGGCTGATCGCGCCGAATACTATTCGCGTAAAGACGACATATCACTTGCTGGCGCAAAGGTAACGCACCTCTATCCCGGTGAAGATATCGGGACGGTGGATGCGGCGCGACCAGCAGCGCAATTCGCAGACTTTGAGGGAGCAGTTTTGCGCAACATATCTTCGGGTCTCGGAATATCATACGAGCAGCTATCCGCTGATTGGTCCAAGACAAACTACTCGAGCGCACGTGCTGCGATGGTCGAAATCTGGCGCGGCTGGACTTCACGTCGCCACTCATTCGCGCAAGGGTTCTGTCAGCCATTCTTTATGGCTTGGATGGAAGAAGAAGTTGATCGCGGAACGATCCCGTTACCCGATGATGCCCCTGATTTTCATGAGCATTGGGCATCTTATGCGCGGGCAAAATGGATCGGACCGGGCAAAGGTTTTGTAGACCCAGTCAAAGAAGCGCAAGCAGCAGCAATGCGTGTTTCATTGGGGCTTTCGACGCTCGAAGACGAAGCAGCAGAACTAACCGGTAGCGATCTCACGGAAAACTTCGCCCAGATCAAGCGCGAAATCGAAATGTTGCCAGAAGGTGTTCTGCATCCAGCACAAGAAAGCTTTGCCAAACTCATGGGCGGTGAAGACATTGAGCGAACAACTGCCACCAAAAAGAAAGAGGATGGCACTGACAAGCCAATAGCAAGTTCAACGGTTCCGACCATGGAATTAGATGCAGACAAATACGGTGTTGCCGTTCGTGCGGGTGCAATCACGCCTCAGATTGAGGATGAGGAAACTTTCCGGACGCAATTTGGTCTGCCAGCAATGTCAAAAGACGGCATGGAATTGTGGAAAACACAAAACAATGTTCGGCAACCAGTCACGCTGAAGGCAGCTTCCGAGCAACCAAAAGAAGAGGAAGCTGCCGAAGAAGAAGCAGCGACCGAGGAAGAGGATCAATAAATTGAATTATCCTGAAATCTCACAGAGGGCTTTTAATAGTCCGCTGCTAGTCGAGCCGCGCAAAGCTGCAGCGTTCATGCGGGGTCTTGGGCCACGTTTACTATCTGTAGATCCGGATCTTATCGCCAATGCCATGGAAGACAATGAGGCTGATGATCCGGCTTGGTCGCCTCCAGCATATGCATCGTTACTTGGTGACGAACTTGGAGAGTCAATTCGCAACGGTTGGAATGACGGATATGGAGTTGTAGAGGGCGTCGCCATTATTTCGATTTCCGGTGTTTTGATACATCGGGGCGCGTGGATTGGTCGCTCTTCCGGTCAAACATCCTACGAGGGGATCCGCGCTCAGATAGATGCGGCTGCTACCGATCCGGCGGTCGAAGGTATTGCATTGGAAATCGACTGCTTTGGCGGCGAAGTTGCCGGGTGTTTTGATCTATCTGATCGCATTCGCGAAGTTGCAAAGATCAAACCTGTCCGGGCATTTATATCCGAGCATGCCTATTCAGCGGCCTACGCGATCGCCGCACAAGCTGACCAGATCATCGTTCCCCGAACCGGCGGTGTTGGTTCGATCGGGGTGCTTTGCATGCATGTCGATGTGAGTGCGGCGATGAAAAAAGAGGGTGTGGCGGTCACGCTAATCCATGCGGGCGCACACAAGGGCGACGCCAATCCCTATGAGGCCCTGCCCGAAGAGGTAAGGGAATCCATGCAAACCGAAATGGAACAACTTCGTCAGCTCTTTGCGGAGACCGTCGCAAAAGGACGGGGTGACCGCCTAAATAAAGCGGGCGCAATTGCAACCGAAGCCCAGTGTTTTACGGGTGCGGAAGCTGTGAAAGAAGGTCTCGCGGATTCGGTATCGGACCCACGTGCTGCATTTATCAAGTTTGTCAAAGAAGTCGCAACCGGTGCGAATGCGCCAACAACCAGAGGCGCTACAGGCGCTAAAAAGAAAGGAATATCTGTCATGGCCAAGAAAAAAGGCAATTTCATGTCCAAAGTTCGTGCTGCACTGGCTGCGGAGGATGAGGAAAATATTGATGAAGAAGAAGAGCTGGATGCAATGGAGGACGATGACGAGCCGGACGCCATGGAAGACGATGAATCGGACGACGACGAGCCGGACGCTATGGAAGATGATGAATCGGAGGATGACGACGACGATGAAGAAGTTGAACCTTCGGCTAAGTCTGAGCGTAAGCGCATTAATGCGATCGTCAACTCACCGGCTGCAGCTGGTCGTGAAAAGCTCGCCAAACATTTCGCGTTCTCTACAAACGTGAGCGTGAAAGCGGCGGTTTCAGCTTTGAAAGCATCACCGAAAGCCTCTCACAAGGGAACGCTTTCCGGCTTGATGGGCGCTGAACATGCCGATCTTAAACCCGGAGGCGGAACACCTGCCAAAGGTGAAAGCTCGAAAGCGCGGATGGCAAAGCGCTTTCCCAAACAAAAGTAAATAACCGGACGGCCCGGCGCGATCGGGCCATCCATTCACCCACTTTGAAAAAGGAGGCCACGAGATGGCTACTTTAACTGAAGGTAACCGTATCGGCGATGTCGTCCTCTTCGAGGAGGATCAGTTCTTCAGCCGGGACGAAGTAACTATTGGTACCGCTGCAGATCTAACGGTCGGCGCTGTACTTGGTAAAATCACTGCAACTGGTAAATACATTTTGTCTGCGCCTGGTGCGGTTGATGGGTCTGAAGATCCCGTCGCGGTTCTGCTCACGGATGCAGATGCTGCTGCGGCGGACGTGCCAAATGCGGTTGTTCTTTCGCGCCACTCACGCGTAGCGCGTTCTGGCCTGAATTTCCACGCAACGATCAATGACACGACCAAGCGCGACACAGCCGTCGCTGCCTTGAAAGCTGTCGGCATTATCGCTGACGCCTAAATCTAAGCGCTCAACTCGCGCTTTCTAAATCTTCTCTTATCAGGAAAGGAAATAGTCATGGCGACTATGGACATTTTTAATAACGACGCCTTTCGCACACGCGAGTTGAGCGAAGGTATCAACGTCATCCCCAACATGTGGGGCCGTATCGGCGAGCTTGGTTTGTTTACAACGAAATCGCTACGTCAACGGCAATTCCAGATCGAATCCCAAAACGGTCGACTGGTTCTGGTTCAATCCAGTACGCCCGGTACTGACGTTCCGGGTTCGCCGCGCGGCAAACGCAATCTTCGGGATTTCAGCACACGGCGCTTTGCTCAGGAACGCAATATAACCGCTGCGGATATTTCGGGGATCCGTGCGTTTGGCACCGAGACCGAACTTGTGCAGGTGATTGACGAAGTAAATGATCGTCTGGTTGATCTTCGCTCCAACATGGATATCACCCGTGAATATCTTCGCTCAGGCGCGATCAGCGGCATTGTTCTGGATGCGGATGGCACAGTAATCACGAATCTCTTTACGGAATTCGGGGTTACACAAAAGGTCATCGACTTTGATCTGGGTACTGGCGGGACCGATCATATGGCTAAGGCGCGAGAAGTCCTGAACCATATCGATGTCAACATGAAGGGTGATGTGAAAACTGGCGTTACCGCTCTTTGTTCTCAGGCTTTCTTTGACAAACTGATGAACATCGCTGATTTCAAAGATGCGCATAAATATTACACTTCGGTGGTAGAGCCGCTTCGTGACGATGTTCGGGCTGGCGTGCCTTGGCAGGGCATCAATTGGGAGCAGTATCTTGGCGAGGCTGATGTACCACAAGAAGACGGCACATTCCTCAACAAGAAGTTTATCACCGATGGTGATGTGCGCTTTGTTCCAACGGGTACACGACAAACCTTCCGGGACTACGATTCGCCGGCGGATTACATGGAAACGGTTAACACACCGGGCCAACCTTTCTATTCAAAGGTTATGCCGGATCCAAAGGCCAATCGCTATGTTGATGTGGAAGGTCAGATGAACACTCTGCCAGTCTGTATGCGTCCAGCCATTCTGGTTCGTGGCCACAGCAGCACTTAATCATTGACAGACAAATCTAGAGTGAGCCCCGTTAACGCGGGGCTTACCGTAGTTTTGTTTGAAACCCAAAAGGAGGCCATTATGGCTAAGCCAGCACTTGTAAATGTCATCATCGATCGCGAAGTCACGGTTGAAGTTAAGGGCAAACCCCGCCGCACGTTTCCGCATGGATGGAAGGGCCCGGTGACAAAAGCCGAGTTCAAAATTATTGAACAGCATGATGCCGGTCGTATTGATGATCAGGGCGTGGCACCTGCTGAGTCAGACACATCTAGTGAAGCTGACGCTCTGATTGCGACGGCAAAGCAGAATGCTGGGAAAATCACTGACGACGCAAAGGCTGCTGCGGTGCAAACTGCGAAAGACGCTGAGACCGATGCAAGCAAACGCATCGATGATGCTCAGGCCACGGCTACCAAGCTGGTCGATGATGCGCAGGCTACTGCAAAAGGCATCGTTGAAAAGGCTGAAACAGAAGCTGCCGCTATAGTGGCGAAGGCCAAGTCTAACACCACCGACAAAGACGCGAAGTAGCCTAGATGTTTGCCGCGTCCATCCCCGTTGATGCGTCCTTCGAGATGTTGGGGGAGGATGCAGTCTTTGATCCGGACGGTGCGGCAACGCCAGTTCGGGTCATCCGTTCGTCGGGATCCGAGCGATCTGACTTTGCTGCGCACACGATTTCACGCGAAACGATGATCATTGAAGTTCGATCGCCTGACGCAACGCTCTGGAAGAATGACAACGTTATTGTTGTTGCCGGTGAACGTCGTTTGTTGAAAATCAGTGTGGGGGCGGAGCCGGAGTATCTGGATGACCTCCGGATGGTTCGCACGTTTGACACTCAAAAAGAATAGGATGGGCGTTATGGTTAAATCCACGAAACCAATTGCAACCGACACCGAAAAGCCAGAGAAAAAATCTCGCATTGATGCGATCTTCGCTCTGCCTGAAGCAAGGGATAATCCCGGACTTGCACGACGCCTGGCATACTCTTCGGGCCTTTCGGTTGAAGAGGTGAAAGCCAAGCTTTCGAAATGAGCTGGAAACTCAAGTTAGCCCTCACTGGCAATCTTGCGGAATACGAAAAACAGGAACTAGCAAAGGCTGAAAAGGCGATGACCTTTGCAATGCGGCGCGGCGCTGAAGGGGCCAAAAAGGACCTGAGACGCGACGCAGTTGCTGCGGGTTGGAGCCGTAAAGCTTCAAACAGTTTTCGCGCTGACACCTACCCAAAAGGCACGACTTCATTGACGCCTGCAGCTGTCATTTATTCCAAAGCCCCACATCTGGCTGAGGTCTTTAACGAGGGCAAAACCATCCG